ACCAGGGGCCAGCCACCATCGCCTGCCAGATGCTGCAAAATCCGCTGGCCGGCTCGCAGCGCATGTTCGATGTGGCCGATCTGCGCGTCTACGAGGTGCGCCCGGAGACCTTGAATGTCTACATCACCGTTGATCCTGCTCGCAGCCGCAAACGGGATTCTGACGACACGGCGCTCATCGTTACCGGAATTGATTATGCGCTCAACAAGTATTTGTTGGACGGCTACGCCCATCAGATGGATTTGGCTGAACGTTGGCGCCGGGTGCGTGAGCTTTACCTACGATGGACACGCGCCTCCGGAGTACAAAGCGTATTCGTTGGCTACGAGAAGTATGGTGCCGATGCGGACCTCGATTACATGCGCGAGCGCATGGCCGCCGACGGACCCTATTTCGACATCCTCGAGCTAGCCTGGCCGCGCGAAGGCGAGGGCTCCAAGGTCGACCGCGTGCAGCGGTTGGGCCCGGACTTTCGCGGCGGCCACTATCACCTGCCCTACGATACCGATGTCGAATGGCTGCGCGACGGCGTGAACGTGAAGAAGCTCACCACGCTGCAGCAGAAGATGCTTGCCATGGGCTTTAGCTACCGCATCGCCCGGCCGATCCGGCGCAAGGACCATCAGGGCAAGATGTACGATCTGACGCAGAAACTGCGCGAGCAGATTCATTATTTTCCCTATGCCGGCAAGAAAGATGCGATCGATGCCGCCTCGCGCGTGTACGACATGGAGCCGCGGGCGCCTGCCATCATCGCCCCGCAGATGCTCGAGCCTGAGGAGGTGTGATGGATGAGCTCATGGCCCTCTACCCGTGCGCCGTGTTCCGCTGCATGGCAAAGGCTTGTTCCATGTGGAAGGACGGGCGCCTCTATTGCCGCGCGCATCTGATGCAGGCCGCCGAAGGCCGCGATCTGCCGGTGTACGACGATCCGCCCGCCACCTATGAGCCGGAGATCGTCTAGTGCGCTATCTGTCCTTTGCCCTGTTCTGCCTGACCATCCCTGCGGCCAATTGGATGATTCAGCACGTCGGGGTGCAGCTCGACGCTCACGGCCCGCATCTGATTCCGGTCGGTTTCGGACTGATGGCGCCTTCAGGCGTGCTGATGATCGGCGCATCGCTGGTGCTGCGCGATGTCGTGCAGTTGACCATGGGGCGCCTGTGGGGCGTGACCGCCATCGTGATCGGGGGACTGATCTCCGGATTGATCGCGCCGCCTGCCCTCGCCTTGGCCTCCGCATTGGCGTTTCTCACATCGGAGACCGCCGACATGGCGGTCTATACGCCGCTTGCGCAACGACGGTTGTTCACAGCTGTGCTTGCCTCCTGTGCAGTCGGGGCCATCGTCGACAGCGCGTTATTTCTGTTTATTGCTTTTCACTCGCTGCAATACCTCGAAGGACAGATCGTCGGCAAACTATGGGCTGCACTGTTTGCAGCGCCGCTCATCGTGATGCTGCGCCGTCAAGTGGTCCGAGCATGATTGCTTATGCTTCCAGAACGGGAACCAAGCGCAACCTGGATGGCCTGCGCCGTGCGGGATGGCGTCTGATGATCTCGCCCAAAGGTAGTTTACGCACCGAAGGCTTTGAGCATTACGCACTGGACAATGGCGCCTGGCACGCCTACCAGCATGGGATCGATTTCGACGTTGAAGCATTCGAGAAAGCGCTCGATGCGCTGGGCGATAACGCCGACTTCATCGTCGTTCCCGATATCGTGGCGCACGGTTTCAGATCGCTCGAGTATTCCGCTGAATGGTTGCACCGATTGCATGAATATCCGCGCCTCATGTTCGCGGTTCAAGATGGCATGGCGCGCGAGGACGTGAGCAAGCTCATCGAGCCTCATTTGCCGCGCGTCGGCATTTTCGTCGGCGGTACGACGGAGTGGAAACTCAATACCATGGCCATGTGGGCATTCCTGGCGCATGAGATGCGCACCACATGCCATGTGGGGCGGGTCAATAGCGCCTTTCGCATTCGCGCTTGTGCGGCGGCCGGCGTCGATAGTTTCGATGGTTCCAATCCTTCGCGCTACGCCGTCAATCTGGGTGCCTTGGATTGTTGTCGGCGCATCGCCGATATGTATGCCCCTTCATAAGGAAATCCTCTGATGTCACTGCCGCCCGCCACCTATGAGCCGGAGATTGTGTGAACGAAATCCGCATCGGCGATTGCCGGGATACCATGCACGAGTGGATCGCTGGTGGCGTGCGCGCGCAAATGTGCGTTACATCGCCCCCGTACTGGGGATTGCGTGATTACGGTGTTGATGGCCAACTGGGACTGGAGCCAACTATCGGCGAGTATGTAGCGAACATGGTGGAGGTATTCCGGCTTGTGCGTGAGTTATTGGCCGACGATGGGACGCTATGGCTGAATCTGGGCGACAGCTATGCAGCCAAAAGCCTGTGTGGCATTCCCTGGCGCGTGGCATTCGCGCTGCAAGCCGATGGTTGGTACTTGCGGTCAGACATCATCTGGCATAAGCCTAACCCGATGCCAGAAAGCATCACGGACAGGCCGACAAAATCGCACGAATACATGTTTCTGCTGAGTAAGTCCGAGCGGTATTACTACGATATCGACGCGATCAAAGAGCCAACTAGATATCCCGGTAGGATTATGGATCGCACAAAACCGACGCAAAAAGGCAATCAGGCAGATCCTAATTGGTTTCGTACCCGCCCCCGTTGGCGCGTGACGGTGGACCCAGATATGCGCAACCGGCGCACGGTATGGACCGTCCCGAGCGAGCCGTATACGGACGCCCACTTCGCCATATTTCCGCAAGCGCTCATCGAGCCGTGCATTCTCGCCGGATCACGTGCGGGCGACATTGTGCTGGACCCATTCATGGGTAGCGGAACCACCGCCAAGGTCGCGCAACGCTTGGGGCGTCAATACCTGGGCTGCGAAGTGAACCCAGATTACGCGCCGCTACAATCTGAACGCACGCGCGATACTATTGGAATGGTATTCTGATGGCACTGCCGCCCATTCCGCCCACACTCGGTAAGCCGGTTACTTGGCGCACCTTCGACTGGCGCCAGATGGCCATTGCCGCCTGGGGCGAGGAGTGGGGCAAGAACGACATCGCCTATGAGTGGCCGTCGGGCTCGGACTTCCAGTCGACCGACCGCTACATCACCGGCATCTACCGGCCGAAGGGATGGACGGGGCCATGATGCTGGAATCCTTGATCGCCGAAGAAACACTGCGTGAGATGAGCACGATGGCTGCAGCCACACCGCCCGGAGCGCTCGTTGAAGTCGGCGTATACCGCGGCGGCTCGGCCATCTGGCTGTACGAGCTCGCCCAGGAGCAGGAGCGTGACCTGTATCTGTTCGATACCTTCGCGGGCATTCCCTACAAAACCCATCCCGACGATGCGCACAACGTGGGCGATTTCGGCGACGGGCTCACTTGCGAGCAGGCGGCACGGATGTTTCCCGCAGCGACTGTCATCGGTGGCGTGTTCCCCGACTCCGCGCTGGGGCTTGATCTGGATAACGTCGCCTTTGCCCATCTCGATGTCGATCAGTACAAGAGCTATTGCGATGCGATTGCGTACTTGTACCCGCGCATGATCGAAGGCGGTGTGATGTGGTTCGACGATTACGATTGCCTGGCCGGGGCCAAGCGCGCCGTCGATGAGCGGCTGGGCGAGCCGCAGCGTGCCCCGCACTCCGGCAAGGCTTACTGGAGATTTTGAGGAATCGTGTTGTGCTCAGAAAGGAAACCAGATATGGGATTCGGTCTTAGTAATCCGCAGGTTTCGAGGCAGGCGGATATACAGTGTGCAATTGATGAGCGAGAGAACCTAACCGTCGGCGGGAATCTTGATAGGCAGATCCGAGTGGCCGAAGAACATCTAGCACGGCTGCACAGGATCAAGCGGGAGATGGAGGGAAGTGGATTGCTGTCGCTGCGTATCTGTGATTTGCAGACTGCGATGAACTGGTAGCCCGCATGAACCACTGGAGATTCTGACGATGGACGCCTTCGGTGTGGAACTGGAACGATTGCGCGAGAATTCCCTCATCAACAGCGTCTACAATCCGCCGCCCGATACCACCAAGATCTGCTACAAGTGCAAATACTGCACGCTGCCCGAATCCCCCGACCCGTACTTCCTGCCGGTGTGCTATCACCCGCAGTCGATCGATGTGGTGACCGGTGGCGCGCTCTCAGCCCTGGTAATGCGCGGGGTCGCATCGCTGTGCGGCCCGAAAGCTATCTTGTACGTAGCGACCGGATCATGAGCGAATTGATCACCATCGAAGACGACGGTGAAGACGATTTGCGCTCGGCCTACACGGTGGCCAGTCTCCTGGAGGCGCATTATCCGGGCTACATCTGGGAGGTCTCAGGCCTCTCTGGCGGCGGGCTGTTCATCAAATGCGGCCAGACCGCCTGCTTCGGGCAGTACGGCTACTACATCCAGGAAAAGGACATGTGCAGCGCACACGAGCTCCGTGCCACCGCCATTGCTGGGGCGGG